TTATCAGACTCATATCCGTCTATAACTTGCATACCTATCTCTTGTAATTTATCCTCATCAAGAGTATCTACTAAATTACCAAAGTGTTCTCCTTCCATAGGCTCAACACTCATCTCAGTTTCTTCACCTTCTATTTCATACTCTACTCCACCATCGTCTACTAACTCATCTACCTTAATTTCTAATTCATCAAGGGCTACAGAATCTTGCATACCTTCAAATGGGTTACGTTCTACAGCCATTATATATTCCTTTGTGTATTATAATTATCATAAGGATCTCTCTCAACACGACCCCCTTGATTACTCATTACTGTTGTATCATCTTCTATTTCAAGAGAAGCCATGCCCATTGGTTCTTCCATTGTAGATTCTTCACCTAATATTTTTTTTATATAACCTTGTGTTTCGCTTGTTAGTTGATTAATATCTGCTCCTTCTGCCAACCATCTTTGAGTTGCTCCCGGACCCATGTTGTAGGCTATTAAAGCATCTCTTTCATTTCCAAATTTTTTAAGTAAACCATTATAATATTGAGCTCCAAACTTTACACTCTTAACAGGATCTTTTCTATCATCTCGTGTTATTGATTGTTCAAATGCATCTTTTTTATTAATACCTTCTTTTAAAAGTTCTTCATATAACTTTTCATCTATATCTACTAAAGTCTCTGTAACTCCATATCCCGGCATCCATCCAGTTTCAGGCATTACTTGCATTAATCCTACTGCACCTTTTGGCGATATAGCATTAGCATCATTACTAGATTCTGTTTGTATTATTTTTTCTATGATTGGATCATTCACAATAATATTTTTAATAGTTGGATCATTACCCCATGATTGTTTATTTTGTGTTCGATAAAAACTTTTAGGGATAGGGTCAGCTAAAAAATCTTTAGCCTTATTAGATACTCTACTAGCTAATTTACTTAGAGAACTAGGATCAGCTGGTGCTTTCGCAACTGCTATAGATTCTGTTGGATTTATAAAAGATCTTTGATTAAATTTATCTACAGGACCATCTTTCTCAACACTCATAGATTCTGCTATCTCAGTCAATGTTCCTTTTCCATCTTTATTTTCTGTTTGTTCTGTTAGTTTTGCAATCACATCCATTAAGCCAGCCATTAAAAATTCCAATACGTTTTGTTTTTACTAGGTTTATCTTCATACTCCGGATCGTCTGGATGTGTCAAGTGCCAAGAATCTCTTAAGTAATGTATAGCCATGGTCATTGCATCTACTTGGTCATCATGTTTACCATAGGGAAACTGTATAGCTTCAGCAAATAAATCTTCTGCCCAGTCTTTGTGCCTAGGTAAAAATAATCTTCCTGCTTCCATGATAGGGGTAGCAGCATGTACTCTAGCAATTTTATCACGATCTGGCAAGTAATCCAACACCGGAAGTCCAGCTCTACGTAAATCTTGTAGGAGTGACTGTCCTGATGCTTTCTTTTCTATTATACATATGTCTGGTCTGAACTCATCATAGAGTTCTTGTGCCACTCTACGAAGATCAGGATACTCCAATCGTTCTCTATGATTACCTAAGAGTATGAGACTAGGGGCCCAGTATTCTCTACCTTTATGATCTTCTACCTGTGCTTCAAAGACACCCCATGTTTGTATTACACTATAATCTGCAGTAGATCTTGTGGAGAAAGCTGTGTCATATGTCTGTATTATCTTATCACAGACGGGTGCATCTTCTTCATCCCATCTCTGTAACCATGAAGACTTAATGGAACCACCTTCATCTGGTGTAGGGTTCTGCATATACAATGCATTCCAATACTTGGCACCATTATTAGCTCGTATCTCTGCTTCATCCATTCTAAGAATTTTCTCTGGTTTCCATTCAGGAAAGTAAGACCCACCTACTGGTAGCTTAAGTAGCTCAGCAGACTCTTCATCCAGCCATGCTGGTATAGACAATACTTCCCATGGTATAGTATCTTCTGTCTGATTATTCAGGAGCCATCCACAGAGATCGTCTTCATGATATCGTGTATTAATAATGACAATAGATCCGTTAGGCATCAAACGAGTTCTTAGACCTGCAGGAAACCAATCCTTTATATACTTACGTCCAGCTTCTGAGAACGCATCTTCTTCAGACATGGCATCATCTATCAAGGCTATGTGTGCACCACGACCAGCAACCTGCGATCTGACACCAGCAGCAAAGTATGTACCATTCTGATTAGTCTTCCACTTACCTGCAGCTCGCACATCCTGTCGGAGTGAGACCCCGGGAAAGATTTCTTTATATAGGTCTTGCTTCAGTATATCTCTTACTGTTCTACCGAAGTCACTAGCTAGTTGATCACTATGAGAGATAGACATGATCTGATGATTAGGATTACGTCCTATGTACCAGCTGGGAAAGAGTTGTGAACACAGTAAACTCTTACTGGATCTTGGTGGAAGGAAGACCATTATCCTTCTTGGTTCAGGAGAATCTACTATCTGTTGTAGTTTATCTGATATAACTTTTATATGTGCACCCACCTTGAAGTCTTCCACAAGGGTAGGGGCTACGAATTTAACGTAGGAGAAGAAACTTGTCTGTGATTGTTTTAATGCTCGTACATATAAACTCTCACGAAAAGCATCTTTGGTGTTAAGTACCTGTTCCACTCTTTACAACCTTTAATCCTATAACATCAGCTAGTTTCTGAATATCATCATCACTACTGCCTGTCATACTACTGAACTCTTGTTTAATTTCTTTCTTGTCTACAAACATACCAAGGTGCTTTGCTATGGATTCCATAGACCTGTTGGCATTAGTATAGTCATCATTGTCAGTTGCTCTAAGATAGGTTTGATACATCTTGTCAATAACTTTCTCTGCAGTCCATGATACCTTCTCTATAACTTCTTCTCTTATAGTTTCTATGTATGCTCTTATCTTTGGATTGCTAAGGTATTGTTGTGCTCTCTTGGCTGTCTTACTCTTGTCCAGTACACCAGTATCGGTACGGACCACAGGAGCATAACCAGCATCAACTAATGCTTTACTTGCATCATTACTGCCAACATAAGCTTCTGCAAACTTCTGTTGCTTAATAGTTAGTCCATAATCGTTTACTGCTTCTTTAGCCATAGTCAAACTATAACAGAGAATGACAATAGAGACAAGTACTTTATATAACTAAATGTTTGCGTAGTTCCGGAATGTATGTTATTTTATCTTTACAAGACCCGGTAAGGACCTATAACTGATAATCATTATTAGTGGTCATTACAAGTGATCCCCCAGAAAAAAAACCAATATGATAATTTTGCTCTATATGTGGGGGTGCCATATATATATATACTACGGAGCCCACGAAGGGGGGTCCCCCTTAGAGTAAATGCCTGAGCAGAGCGAAGACTATTATTCTTTCTTAATGCCTAATAAAAGGGGGCGAAGCCCTCTACAAATCTTGCCTTACTGCTACCCAAATTTTCCTGTAAGGGAAATTTTAAAATTTAGATAAAAAAAATCCCCAGAAATATATTACTAAATCTGGGGAGAAAATATTTTTTATTGAGGAGCTAAAGCTTTTAAATCTAGTTCTGATAAATAAAAATTAGGTGTAAGATTATCTAAAAATAAATTTAAGTGTTTACTTGTAGTCCTTGAATATTTTTCTTTGGTTGCATAAATATTATTGACATCTGAAATTAATATTAAAGTATTATAACTAAAATAAAATTTCCTAGTGGCAAGGGAGACAATGGCCTTGTTGCCTCCCAGATTATTTATTTCCATTAATTATTTTTTTCCTTTCATTTCTGGTCTTGTTCTAATATATTGAAGGGCATGAAGCATCGGAACTAAATTTTGATTAACATGCTGAAGCCCTCTTTTTCTACTTGGTGCGCCACCCCAATGTTTCGGTCTATATCCAACTTTTATCATTGCATCCTTTTTTCTGAAGTACATGTCTACAACTTTAACCTGTCTTCCTGTTGCCTTTGCAATATCTTTAAGAAACATAAATTTATTATTTCTTCCATCTATTATACAAGGCAATTGCATTCCTAAAAATTTATCTTCAATTGATAAAAATAGATTAGTGCTACAATTATCAGACAAGATATTTTTAATCGGTGCAACCTCTTTAAATGTAAGACATGAAGTTGAGTCTTCGGCCGTCACTACTGATACTATGTTAAGTACTTCTATTTTAGTGTTTAGTATTTTTTCCATTTGATTCTCTCCTATGGATTTAATTAAAAGCAAAATTGCTTACTTAAATTATAACAAATAATAAAATCTTTTTCAAGCCCAAAAAAAAATTTTTCCCCAGCTCCAAGTATAAAAAAAAAATTATTGGACGTTGTGGAAGTCTCAATTATTGGACGTTGTGGAAGTCTAATAAAAGCATGAGCGAAGCGAATCCTATTTAGGTGTTGCATATATATCACACATTATATTACTCTCAATAGTATGTGGAAAGTATGAAGGCTCTAATCGTTGGTGAGTAAGGGTCACAGCCCTATTTAATACCAAGTGGTATCTTATCGCAAGTACTCTTTAAAGAGTATGCGAATACAAAATAAAATAATTATAAAAGAAGTGTTGACATCTATGTTATTATAATCCATAAAGATAATGTAATTAACTAATGAAAGATAAAGCAATGGAATTAAATACTAATCATAAAGCAATAGTAAATGCCACCACTTTATATAATGCAAGCAAGTTTACAATACGTGATGTAAGTAACTATAAACACAAAGTATTGAAAGCTAGTACTAATATAAAGCTAGGTAAGAAAGTTACTAAGGGTAAACTTAAAGGTATGAAAATGTATACCCTTACAT